TACATAATCAACTAATCCTTTAGCATTTGGAATAAAATCGTTATTTAATACAACATTTCCGCCGCCTGGATCAGTAATTACGCCAGCAGTATAGTTAAATACATTTTCTTCGTAGTCAACTGTACCTGCTACATTAATAGCACTGTTAGGAGTTGTTACATACAACGGTCCTTCAGCATTAATACTGTTTACATTAAGTGGAAGAAATGCTCCATTAATGTCTTCAAATCTAAATGAGCCTGTGCCGCTGCTTCCTCCTGCAACATAAGGACTTTGTTCATCAAATACTAATCTTGCAGTAGGTAAACTACCTCTATCAATTTCAATACCTGCTTTATAGTCGAAGCTGGCACGTATTCCGGCACCAGCTTCTCCATCGTTTAGTGTTAGTATGTTATCAGCAATAGTAGTAACAGTAGATTCTACAGTAGTTGTAGTCCCTTTAACTTCTAAGTCGCCGGTGATCACAACAACGCCTCTAGGGCTTGCTGATCCACTAGTAGTATCTAAGTAGATTGTTCCGGTCGTACCGTTATCTACTATGATTCTATAGTTACCGTCTGTTACTCGTAATACCTTTGACATTCTTAATTCCTATGTAGAAAGTAATGGGAGAACTTAATCCCCCATAACTAATATTACGCTTATTCGTCAGCTTCAAAATCATCTGGTGCAATTCTAACAGTACCAGTTCCTGTGCCTGGCTGTGCTGCCATAGTAAAGATTGTACCGACATCACTGTCTGCTGCGCCGAATGTTGTAAAGTCTGTGTTTCCAGCTGTAACGATTTGGTAAACAATACCATTCGTAACAAGTGCTGTTGCAACAAGAATTTCACTAGCAGTTTCACTACCCGCCTCTTCCATTTCAACAGCATTATCATTATTTGCGTCTGACATGTTCCAAGCAATGCTTACACCTGTGTCAAGTGTTACTTTACGTCCTGCAATTTTGGTAACTTGACGTGCTACTCCGTCGTCGTCTTTAACTGTAATAGTCATTTCGCCAGCAGCAATTGCTCCAGTAAGTTTGTCTACTAATGTACAAACTTTTGTTTCTGTGCCGTCGGTGCAACGGAATTTCTTACTTCCAAGTTGCTTAATGATCCAACCGTTTACTGATGCATCTCCGTTGTGAAACTGTACTTTAATCTCTTTACCAGCATTTGTTGGTGTTCCGAAAAATCTCTTGTTTAGTGGACGTCCCATTTGTTTTTTCTCCTTTAAAACGTTCTAGGTCTACGCAGTGGGTCATTTCTGCATAAGTCCGCTGATTGCGGCACGATTATCGACACAAGTATTTATCAAAGTTTACTCAAGTCATAAAAATAGGCCCCGGAGGGCCTATTTTATATTTCAGTAACTAATTACTGGAATGATACGTTGCCGTTTGTGATAGCAACTTTAGCTAGGTAGTCAGCAGCATTGCCTAAAGACGATGCTGTGTTGTTTAGCTCAACATATCCGTAACGTGTCATAAACGATACGACTGGTTCGAATGTTGCTGGGTCTAGTACAACACCTGAGCTCATTAGCGGGATGTATGGGCAATAGAATGCCGCTGCATCTGATTCGCTTGAACCTTTGTAACCGATTAGAACTGCTGCGCTATCTGCTGAATATGTGTTAACATAAACTTTCATAGCATTATTCAATGTACCAACCATCTTAGTGTTAGTTGGAGATTCGAATGTTCCTTCAGTTGTACGTGCAAACGCTGAAGTAGTTGCAGATTGTAGGATTGTTAACGCGAATGGCGAAACAACGGCCCAGTTACCTGCGCCACGACGTGTGCGTTGAGCAATTTTGTTTGACTCGCGGTTAATTAAAACAGCAAGAGCAGCATGCTCGTCACCAACGAAAGTAGCAGTACCACTTACAGTTGCTTGGTCGTATGTTGAACCAGCTGTACCAGCAAGCGAAACTAGCGAAGCTAGTACTTCTTGGTCAATCTCAGCAGTAATCTCTTGTGCAAGAGCTGCCATGATTTCTGCTTCAACATCAATACCGTGCATTGACTGTGCGTCTTGTGCTGATTCAAAAGTCCAGCGAGCTGATAGCTTGCGTGATTTTGCTTCAACAGTTTGCTTCAAGATCTGGATGCTTAGTTTATTACCAGCAGCACCTTCAAGAGCGGCAGTTGAAGCTGCTTTACCTGATGTTGTGTTGCCTGAATATGCTTCAGCAATCTTGAATGGGCTTAGTGCCTCTTCACCAGCTACTGCGCCACTTGCGCCTGTACCTGCCGTGTCGCTATAGCGAACACGTAGTGTGTGGATTTGTCCCACTGGGCCTGTCATAGGCTGAACACCAACTAGATCGTTAGCGATAACGGTTGGCATTACACGTCTAATAACGGGTAAAATAACACGGTTAAGTGTTGCGACATTGCCTGCAGATGTTGCACCAGCTGTAGCACTCTCTGAAAGATACCTACGGGTATTTTCCAAAGTAGTTGCCATTACAGCCTTCTTGGTACCTGTTAGGCCCTCAAGAAGTGCATTTTTTGTATCTGACCAGCGGCTTTCTAGTAGTTCCGACATAGTTTTCTCCTTATTTTAAACCAGCTAAACGACGAATGTCAACGACATTATCATCTTGCATTGAACTAACGTTAGTGTGCGATTTCTCGCGGTTGCCTGTAATTTCTTTTGCCTCTGATAAGACTGCCTTCTTTGCCGGAGTATGTCCATCGATAACCGATGGTAGGTACTTATCAAAAGACTTTTGTAGTCTATCGGTTTGTACTGATTCCAGTAAATCTGTCATGATTTCTCTTTGACCTTTATTCAAGGGCGATAAGAGTTCACTAAGTCTGTTTTTGCGCTCGGCAATAGATGCCATGCGTTTAATTTCTTGGTCTTTAGATTCAGCTAATACTTTTGCTTTAACAGCAAATGCTTTTGCTTCAACTAATTGTTTGTCTTTCAACGCAACAACTTGCATTAATTTTGCAGTTTCTGAATTTTCGTTCAGATGGCTTGTTGCGTACTCTGAAGCAAATGCTTCAAATAACTTACGACCAAAATCGTTTCTACGTGCTTCTTCAATATCTTCTTTAAGTTGTGTCATCTCTTTAGTAAGAGTTGATTCAACAATAGCAGATACCTTAGCAGCGCCTTTTGCAATAAAGTTATTTTTAACTTCTGCAAATTTGTTTTTAGCTTCTTTAATAAGTTTGACCTTAGTTTCAGCTAAATCTTTCTTGTCTTCGTGGAATTCTGCAATTTCTTTTGCAAGTGCATCAACGATAAAGTTCTCAAGCATACCAAACTTTTTGGCAATTGCTTTTTGATCTTCATGCAGCTCAGTAACTTCTTTTGCTAGCGACTCAGCAACAAAGCGTTTCATTAGGTCTGCGTTTTCACGCATTGCTACTGCATACTTTGCTTTTGCTTCAGCTAGTTGTTTGCGATCTTCTGCAAACTCTGAAATTTCTTCTGCAAGGCGTTCTGAAATCATAGAGTCGATTGCGTCAACCATAGTTGACTTGTCGTGCTCGTATTTCTTTGCAAATTCTTCACGTAACTCAGCAGTTGCCTGCATCTTGTTTTCTTGAATCTTTGCATTCCATGCGCCTTCGATATCTGCACGTACTTCCTCAGAAACTACATCGTTTTCGAAAAGTGTTTTAAGTGCTTCCAACATATTTTGTTCTCCTTTTATTGGAGTCGACTGATTATATTAATCAGCGATTCTTTTAAGTACTTCTGTGCCTTGGTGTCGTGTTTTGTTGCCTGTGCCAGTTCATACGCCTTCATTCCTCCACGAGCGTTCATAAGATGCTCATAGATTGCAGTAGGATATGCTCCAGGGGCGCTAGGCTGTGCCACAACGTCCACTGTTATAATTTCAAAGTCGCTAACGTTGCCGCTACCGTCTTCACTAACATTACCTGAACCTCTTGATGAGACTCCTAGTTTAACTCCGCTTTCCAGCATTGTTTTAACTAGGTTACCCATAGGTGTTGGTAGTATCTTTAATTTCCCATAACCGTTTGGGCCATCCATCCAGCATTCGCTGATCATATGGCTTACGCGATCTAGGTTAATATTAAGTCCTTCTGGATGATCAACTTCTCCGAGCACACTGTATCCACCCTCGATTTGTTCGCTGAGAGTTTTGACAGCCCTGCCAATTTCATTTACAGGATACACACGCTGGTTAGCGTTGCGTACTCCGCCTTGTATCATGATTCCTTTCATGAACAAGTCTTTTCCTTCGTTAGCAGACTCAACGATTATCTTCGCTTGGTCGAAACTTAGGTGTTCTCGTAAGTTTTTCATCTAGATTTCCCTACTTACTTGCCGATAGTACTTTTGGTATTAGCAGCAGTCTCTGGCTTGCCCTTTTTCTCAGCGCCGTGACCAGGTTGGCTTGACATTTTTGTCGCGCCATTTGCACCAACAACGTTTACGTTCTTGGTATTCATTGCTTGTGGTTTGTTACTTGCTAAACCGCCAGCTGTTCCTTTAGTATCTGCTGTTCCGCCTTTTGCGATATTAGCAGTTGTTCCGCCCATGTTGTTTGGCTTAGCTAGAGTTGACGTTGTGTTTACACCGTTGTCGCCCATTGTAGCACTTACTTTTTCAACATACTCGCGCATTTGCTCGCCTGCTGATTTAGCTACTTTTGATTCTAGTGGGGTAATTGTTGCTTGGAATGACTCTTCTTCTGGCTCTTCGTCGTCCATGTCCATTTCGTCATCGGCTTCTTCGTCGTCCATATCCATTTCGTCGTCGTCCATTTCTGGTTCGCCTTCTTCACCGGACATCATTTTTTCAAATTCTGCTTTTAGTTCTTCTAAAGCATCTTCTAAATCATTGATACGCTCGTCAGTACCTTCTTCACCATCGTCACTGTCGTCATCGGAGCTCATTTTCATATCGCCCATCATGTCGTCAGTTTTGTCGCCGCCCATCATGTCTGCCATTGGGTCTGCTTCAACTTCAAATTCGTCTAGGTTAAAGTCTTCGTCTAGTTCTTCGTCATCTTCTGACTCATCAACTTCTTCGTCGTCTGACTCATCAACTTCTTCATCAGTTGTTTCATCAACTTCTTCGTCATCTTCATCTTCTAGATCTGATTCTAGTAGTGATTCATAAATGTCACGTGATTTTTCAACTACAATCTCGTGGAATAGTTCTTCTGCACCTGCGCGGTCTTCGTTTACAAGACGCTCAAGCATTTCTTCAAATTTGTTACGATCTGCCATTTTTATTCTCCTAATAAATGTTATACCTATGGTAAGGCTGTCATTTGTATTTACTGTTTATAAGGAATATGATGCGATAATGGGCTCAAAACGAGCCATTTAAGAGAGAGAGTATATTTTTTTAAATGTATCTGTTGTAATATGTTCTACATTTACAAATTTATTTAGCTCTTCTGGAATGTAGTTATCTGATGCTATTACTCTTATAAAATTAATTTTAGGATTATCTTTTATTACACTTACTGTTTGTCTTAGCCAATTACCAAAGAATGTTGCACCTTCTGTTGATTTTTTATAGTTTACAGTGTCAGAATACATGTTATTAAGTTTTTTACCCTCATCTAACCCTTTATAGTCAAACCCCAATATAAAGATTTTTTCATAACCGTGTTGGCTAGCTAGCCATAGCGCTGTAGGCCCACTACTCCACCCTTTGCTAGGTTGAAAGAAGTTTAGGTTTGACATTTTTTGATAACTTTTATTGGGATTAGTCCATACATTATGTTTGTGCTGATACCCCGCTTTGTTTATTTCAAGTACCATTTTAACATCAACTGCAATTAAGTAATCAGGGTCAAATGTTCTATAAAGCGCATTGCAACCATATACTTTACCAAACGTTTTTAATTCTTGAGATTTTACACTTGCTCTGCTAGTTCCGTTACCTAGTACAAATGCAGTATTTGATTCTATCATAGGCATTGATTCAACATTTTCTATTTCAGAAACAACTAACTTATCTGCTTTTGCAGCAGTTTTAAGTATCTTGTATTGTTGTTTTGTATATTGAGTTTTGTCTATTTTTGCCATTACACTCCGGCTGCGGCTGCTTGTGCTGCTATTCCATACATCTGTCTAACGAAATCTAATTCGCCAGCTTTCTCAGTTGTATGTAGCTCACTTGCTTTCCTTGCACGGTTGATTTGGCGTAGGGTAAGACGTGTTTTGCGTGTATCATCCATTTTAACAACACTGTCGTCGTACTGAGGATCATATCGATCATCCTCAGTAGGCTCGATTGTTTCTTTATCAAAATAAAATAGCTCGCGTAATATCATATTGTATTTATATCGTTTGTGCTGTTGCGCCTGGAGCAGCAGCTCCTGGTGCTGCGCCCGTTGCTGTGTCTGGAGGAGTTGCTTCTGCGCCTATTTCTGGTTCGCCGCCTTCTGGCGCAATATCTTCTGCACCATCAATATCTGCACTAATACCTGCACTGCTAATACCTGCTGTACGCATTTCTGAACTTGCGTCTTCACCACCGGTATTGATAGTTTCGTCGTTTTCTTCTTTCCATAGACGCTCGTTTTCTGCAATCTCTTCTTCGCTCATACCTAAGAAGCGTTTCATAGCAAAGCGATTTGAAACATATGGTATAGCACTCATTTGTGTATATGTTGGTACACGAGCATTATCAAGTTCTGCTTGACGATAGCTTGCAAAGTTTTGTGGTGTTTCAAACTCTAGATCAAACATTGCAGTATCAATGTTTACGCCTTTTTCTAACAAGTAACGTTTAAACTCTTGATTAAATTCTTCTACAATTAAGCCTTGCAACCGTTCGCAGTAAGTATTAAAGCGTAGTTCTTGAATGTATGCTGTTCCGACACGACCGTCATTATAACTGCTAGATGAATCATCTGCTCCAGTTGGTAAGTAAGAACTTGGAATACGCAATCCACGTACTAGCTTATTGGTAAAATATCTAAGGTCATCAATTTCACCTAGGTTAGTACCACCCGGAAGTGTTTCAACTTTAGATCCGCGACCTTCTGCTGTCTGCGGAAAGAAGTAATCCTCATTAATTGATAAAGGATTATATGACGAGTCTATAACATTAGTGCCACCGCCTGTAGCACTTGGAATACGTCTTTGATGAATCTCAGTTTTAACACGCTCAACAAACTGCATAGCAAGGTGACT